CATCGCGACCTCGTTGGCGTAGAACGTCAACTCGATGTACATCGCCGTCTTGATCGCGGCGACGTTCTGCGCCTCTGGGATCAAGATCTGCGGAATGTCAATCCCTATCAAGGGCATGACATCATCGACCGCCTTCTTGATCAAGATCTGAACCTCGTCGGCGGTCGGCTGAGTGACGTCGTTGAACGTCCCGAGAACGACACCGTTGGTGTCTCTCGTCCGCGACAGGACAATGGATCCCACATCGCTGAGCGACGGTGTCCATTCGATTGGCCCGGAGTTGAACCAGATGGGCGTCGGAGATAGGTTGTTCTGAGCATCTCCGAACGAGAGCCGGTACCACCCATTGTCGAGAGTCGCCTGGTCAGTCGTAATGTTCCGGGACATTGGACTCGTCGGGTCGGCATCCACCGGAGACAATGTCTGGGTGTCGATCAGAGTCCAAGGGCCGATCTCTGCGACTGACTCCTCGATGATGGCTTCAGTCCAAGGGATGCCATCGAACCGAGGGACTGGGGTGTAGTCCACAAAGGACACGACGGTCATGGCAGCCTCCCTGGCATCGGCGCGAGTATAACGGTTTTCAAGCCTCGCGTAAAGTCTGAGGCTTTCGCTTGACTTTCATCGATGGCAATTGCCATCGGCCTATACGCGCGTAACGCGCGCCTATGTGAAACAACCTCCCGCCCCGCAAGGGGGCAGGAGGCCATCTCATGCGACTGGATCATGACGCTTCGATGATCGACGTCAGACCCGTCTCGACCCCCTTGCGCGGTTCACCATCCGTGGCGATGTTCTCGGCCTGGAGCACTCGGTGCGCCATATCCGCATCGCCGCCTGCGAGAGCGACGGTCTCGTTCACCGTCAACTCCTTGCCGTCCGGATTGGCCCCCTTGATGTACTCGGCCAGTTCGTACTCGCCCATCGAACTGACATCGCCGCCGCTGCTGGACGAGAGCGGCTGATCAGGGTTTTCTCCGGCCTCGATTCGCTCGCGCTCCTCGTCGGTGTAGAATGCGCCCGACCTCTCGCCCTTCTGCTGTGCGAGGAGTCCGATCTGTTCCAGAGTGACGGTCTCGTTGCGCTTCGCCTCCCTGGCCTCGATGGTGATCACATCTCCCGGCCCTTCAACCGCCACCGTGTACAGGAACGAGACGATCTTGACGATGCGGTCGTCTCCCTGCCCGCTGTACTCGTCCGGCGTGTCGTAGCTCTCGTCCAGGGCCGGATCTTTGCCGTGTAGCTCTGCCATGATCCCTCCCTATCCGGCCAGGTTGGTGAACTTCAGGACGGCGAAGCGGTTGTCCACGAACATGAGCGGGCGGACGCTGCTCTGCGTCCAGAACCGCTCGGTCTCGTTCTCGTACCACTGCGTGGTCTGCAGCGGCTGCTCGACCCGCATCTGCCCAGGGCCACCAGCCTGGACGACGTAGGCGTTGCCAGCCGGCATCCGGTTTGTGACGAAGATCTCCAGGCCCATCGACGCGAGCAGCGCGTTGAGATCCGGGCCGTAGATCCGGGCCAGCTGGAGGTACTCCTGCGGGTTGAGGATCCACAGGTCGTAAACAACGCCCAGTTCCTCGGTCTCGGCTTGCGCCTGCGCCCTGCTGAAGTCGAACGCGGGCCAGAGAGTCGAGTTGGACGCCGTGGAACCGGCCGTGATGACCGTGCTCCAGTTGACGCCGGTGACGAGCCGGTTCGGAGACGCCTGAACAGCAGCCTCCAGAACCTCGACGGCGCGCTGGTTGATCTTCCGGACGATGGTGTTGGCCAGCATCCGGACGTTCCGGGTGAAGACGTTGATGTCGTTGCGATCCCTCGCCTCGACGGTGACGAAGAACTTGCCGCCCCACTTCTCGACCTCGGCAACGAACGGTGCGCGCCGTGAGCTGGTGACCAGCGGGAACTCGTCACCAGGAGCGACCCGCTGAATGTCGCGGTCGGAGTACAGATCGTTCGCCAGCAGCATGTCGTAGACGATGGCCCCGCCGGTGACGCCGCCACCAGACGAGAACACGCGGTCTGCGAAGAACCGCTGGAGCGTCAGATCCATGAGCGCCCGCGTTACTCGCGTTGGTGAGTTCAACGCGAGATCGACGGTCATCGTTGTGCCGCTGACCGTTGGCGGGCCGAGCGGATGCGCGACCGGATTCGGGAACGTCGATGCCTCGATGGCTTCGCGCGCCCGTGTGATGCCCGGCTGCCCCGGAACCCAGACGATGTCTGAGTCCAAGTGCACTCTGCTTCTCATCTTCCCTCCTCTCTAGCTGATCAGGAGCGCGACTTCGCAGTCGGCTCCGCTGGCGCAGTCGTCACACGCGATGCCGATCATGATCCCTGTCGTGAACGGCACCACTGTTCCGTCTGCCGCGACCTGAACCTCGGCACCCGCCGTGATGGCGGCACTCGACGTGATCGGAACGATGCCCTCTCGAACGATGCCGGTGAACTTGTTGATCGCGGCGTCGTACTTGGCGACACCGAAGACCATCTTGCCAGCCCCGCCATTCGCTCCGGCACCCGACGGCAGAGCAACACGGTACGCGCCGCCCTCGCCCGTAGTGCTGAGTCCCTCGGCCTTGTTGACCTTGGCGGCCGCGATCTGAACGCAGCGCTTGCCTGTGACTGCTGCGATGCAGAGCCCGGTGACGTCTTCGCCTGGTCGCTTGTAGGGGATGAGGTCGTTGGCCATGGCCTACCCCTCCTTGGCGTTGATGACGCGCCGGTGGGTGGAGGCCTGCGCACGGATGGTCTTGATCTCGGGGAACCAATCCTCCGGGAACTCCTCCCCGCCCTGCTGTCCGCTGCTGCCCTCCTCGTCACCGGCTCCGACATGACCCCTGATCCCGACCGGCACCAGGCCCTTCTCCAGACCGTCCAGCACCGTCTTGGAACCGGCGAAGTCGGCCGTGAGTGCCTTCGTCCAGTGGCCGCGGCGGGCGGGAGGAATCCTCCCGTCCGCCACCGCAGCCTCGACCTCGGACTTGATGCGATCGTTGACGCGCTCGTTCTCGTGCTTGTGCGCGAGCGACGCACCTGCCTTGAGTGTGTCGTACGTCGCTCGATCCAACGTGACTGTGGCGGTGGGAGCCGTAGTCTCCGACTCCTCGCCATCACCCGCCTCGTCGCCGTCGCCATCCTCGTCGCCCTCGCCATCGGCGTCGTCGTCATCGTCGTCCGGCGGCGGCGTGCCCGCTGGCGGCGTCTCTCCGACCGGCTTGGCGAGTTCCGTCCGGATCTGCTCCTCCGTGGCATCGGGGGACAGACCCAGGCGCTTGGCGAGGCTGGCACGCATCTCTTCGTCCATTGCCTCTCCTTCCTTCGTGTCGTCGATTGAAGCATGGATGACCATGGCGGGATCCGCCATCTTCATCCCGGCGAGCACGGCCGAAGCCGCCAGCGCCTTGTCGGTGTATTCCTCGATGACAGACACAGGGTCACCGAAGACTACCTCATCGCCATCGACCATGACGGGGACACGGACGATCTCGCCGTCGCCCTCGTCCACGATGAGGTTGTAGCCTAGCTGCGTGTCGAACCGCTCGCCACGGATCCAGCGCTTTGAATCAGCGCCAGGCCCGTCCGTGTAGAACGAGCGGCGGATCGACACAACATCAACTGCCGCTGTGATAACCTCGGCATCCGCGGGAGGGTCGCCTCCGTACCACAGCGGCAAATCTTCGAGCACGGAGCACCCTGGCCATCGGACTCCGAGCAAGGAGACGTCAGTCACGACCATCTCGTATTTCTTGCCGGTCGCGGTCGAGACGCCCAGCTGAGCGTCCACGCTGCGAGCGGGATACGCGACCGGCAAGACCTTGGCAAGCCACTCGGGCGTCCCCACGTAGTTGCCGAAGATCGACTGCTTGTTGTCGCTCAGCGTCAGTCCCTCGACACGACCGAACGCTGGCTCGTCTTCACCGAGGTAGAAGTCATTGGCCTTGGAAGTATGACCGAGCTTGATCCTCGGCAGATTGATGGCGATGTCCTCGCCGCTCGCGGCCTTGACTGCGTCCGCAAGCTCGCTCTCGGTGAAGGTGTGCGGGCCGGAGCCCAGCTTGTACTCGATCCCAGTCGAGCAGATCTCGATGTTGTCGAAGTGCCAGAGACCGTCGCTGTCCTTGTACGGCTCGACCGGCTGCGAAGCCCGGATGGAACGCCGGAACTTCATTTCTTCGCCTTCTTCACTTTCTTGAGGTTGGGGTTCGCCCTCTTAGCAGCAGGACTCGCATTGCGAGTGCTCTTGGCGAGGATCGCGCCGGCACGATCTTTGGAGATCCCCTGCTTCTTGGCGATCTGGTTCTGAGCCGCCTTGAACCCCTGCCCCTTCTTGGACTTGGACTTTGCGGCCATCACTTCCCCTTCTTCTTGACTCGCTTCGGGAGCTTGCCCTTGTTGTCGAAATGGTGCTTCTTCGCCCACGCAGCGCCCTTGGTTGCGTAGATGAAGCCTCTCTGCTTCTGCGAGCGAGCGGGCATGACCGCTACGGAACCTTCATCCCAGCGCTCTTGTCCTTCTTCAGCTGCCTGCTGAGCTGCGTGCCCTGCGACCACTGGTTGATGCGCACCTGCGCGTCGGTGTTGCCGCCGACGTTCATTCCGGTCATGGGCTTGACCCTCTTCGAGTCGCCGCCCACGAACTTGGGGTTCTGCGTCCTTGCCATCATTTCCCTCCTTGCGTTGAAATGAACGGCGACGACCTCAACCGGGAGGGAGCGTCTCGGCGGGCCGTCGCCGTCATCACGATCCACCCGCGGATTTGGCCGGCGTCGCCGTTGCCGTCCCGGATGGCTTCGTGGTAGGTGCCGGGGTAGTAGTACTGCCACTGGTAGGTGCCGCACCGCCAGGCGCTGCCGGAGGCGCTGGCCTTCCGGTCGTCGTCTCTGGCACGTAGACCGGATGCGGTGTGGTGGCCTCCGGCAGACCGAGTTCCTTGCGGATCTCGTTCTCCAGTTCGGTGTCCACGATGATTGCTCCGCAGGTGATCAGAGAGACGAGATCAGAGATGACGAGTGCCGGGTTGTAATCGAAGACGAGCAATGGTACCTGCTCCACGTCTTCGCCCCAGTTCCAGTCAACGTCGTCTTCGATCACGTGCTCGTTAAAGGTGTCTGCGAACCAGTAGGCGATTGCCTCCAAGCCACTGGCCCAGAACTCCGAGAACGTTGAGCCTAGTGCCCGGCTTCCGGTTCTGGTCTGACCCAACTGCATAACCATGAGCATGAAGCGCCGCGCCATCGACTCGTCGTGATAAGTGATGGAATCGATGACAGACGAGTTTGTACCGCGAGCGACGTTGAACTTGGCTCCGGCAGGAACTGCGCCTCCAGCGGTGTCACCAATACGGAAACTCTGAGCCATCTTGTTGAGAGCGTCGATCTCGTCATGGGTCGCTCCTGGATGTGCCTCGATGTATGGGACACCACCCGCGCGCTCGTGGTTGACAGCGTCGATGCGCAGCAGGCGATCCTTGATCACCCAGTTCTTGTACACATCACGGAACCAAGATCGTCCCGCCCAGTTCGCGCCCTCCTGATCCCAGACGTAGCCGACCAGGTTGTCCACCGGGATCTCCGGCATCGGCTGTTGCCAGCTTGACTGATCCGGCTTGACGACGTTCTGGAGAATGGAGACCAGGCCACCATCGTTGGAGACGCGGAAGTCAGCGATGGTGCTAGGCGGGCGCTCCGCGAGCTTACGCAGATGCCACAGACCGTCGTTCGGTCGGCCCTGCTGCCCGTCTCCGATGAAGCCGACCTGCTCAAAGTAGTAGTGGCCCCAGATGCCTGCCTTGAACGCTTTCCTCATATGATCTCGGAAAGAGAACCGGCGCTTCAGTCGGCCACGACTCTTCTGCGTGAGGTCGTCTCCAACAATCGTCAGGTTGTAGTCCCGCGCGATCTTGTTCACTATGCTGTCGTCTGCGCCATTCGGGTCGATGGCCCAGTTCATCCTCGACATTCCGAGAAGCGTCGCAGTGTAGAGCGCAGACAACTGCGAGTCTGTCCGCATCACCTTGTACGTCTGAATCGACCGCGGCCAAGTCAACTCAGGGATGAACTCGTCGTAGTCTACCCAGAACTGGTTCCACGGCGCCATTCCTGCCGGCGAGAAGTTCGCGTTGAGAACTGCGCCGATCTCGCGGGTGGGCGGCGCAGAGCCGGTGCTCGGTACTGTTTTGCGCGGACGAGCCATCTACCAGGTGTGGATCAGGTATACCAGGAAGATGCCGGCGATGATGAACGTCGCGATCTCCAGCTTTGTGATTGTCATCTTCACTCCTTCACCTTTACGAACACGGTGCCCTGCGAGTTCTTGTTGCGGCTGCGGCGCATGACTTCGCCGCCGTTCGAGTTGTTGCTGGTGGACGTGTTTCCTTCGATGGCTTGAAATGTCCCGGCGCTCTTGTCCGTCCACTTCTCGAAGAGTCCGACATGGTCGAACTCTCCGTCCCTGTCCCAGTCGAAGCAAACAAGGTCACCCGGCAGCGGATCGCTTGTAACAGAGAGTCCGTTGGTTCCCAGTCGGGCGTCGTTGACGATGTATGGGACATATGCGTATTTCGACCCCCTCACGAAGCTCTTGGTTGGAGAGCCGCCGAGTTGGTCAGACCAGGTACAGAACATCGCACACCACGGGCCGACCATGTTGTACCAGGCGGTGTACTTGCACTGGTTCGAGTCCGGCGGCGACTCTTTCACCCCTATCTCTTTGAGTGCTTTGGAAAGGCGAGCCTGTGCCGCCCCTGCGGCAACAGGCGGCACAGGCTCTTTACCTCCGAAGCGATCCCAGGCGGCATTGATGAGTTCGACCGCCCGTGCGTCCATGGCCGGTTCCCCTGAGTGCGGCAGCCCCTCGGGGATGCGGATCGAACGGAGGGTATTGAATGTCTGCTCACCGACCCAGCCGCTGTCCGGCTCCATATTCTGCTGCCTCTGGATGCCGGCGATCCCGGTATCGGGAACGTTGCCTGACTTACCGTGGCTGAAGTTGTTACTGAAGTCTTGGTCAAACGCCTGCCAGACCCAGCGGCCAGCGCGAGAGACCGTCCGCTTGTACGCTTCCACATCGGGGCCGTCTACAGAATGCTTGTGCCCTGGAGCGGCGTCCGGCGGGTACAATGGCCGCGGAAACCCCCGCACCGCGACCATTGGCCCGCCAGGGTACGCGCTCTCCCACCAGTCAGTCATAGCGGCATGTCCAGGAGGTCGGTGGCTAGACTGCCCTGCGGAGCGGCGTTGTAGTACTGCTGCGTGGCTACGGTCGAGTAGACGCAGGCGTCTGCGCGGTCTGGTGACTTCACTCCTCGCTCCTTCATGTCTTCCTTCGACTCGATCTGAATGCGGCCACTGCTGTCCACGAACCACTTGATGTTCTGTAGCTCTTGGTGGAGCAGCAGGTCGCTGTCGTCCAGGTCGATCATTCCGGCTTCCAGGTTGTTGCGGAACGTCCAGTAGATCTCGGCGCGGCGGTTCTTGAACTTGTCCGGCCGGAATGCGCGCTCAGCACCCGAGAACCCTACCACCGGGTAGCCCAACTCGCGCAGCCGGTCGTAGATGCCCGAGCCGAGTCCAATCACGTCAAGCACGAAGCCGGGGCGCGTCAGATGGCTATGGAGCTTCAGGATCTCCACGAACTTGCCGGTCGTCTGCATCGTATCGCGCATGCCCCAGTCCGCCACAAAGCGGATGACGCCGCCGCGGTTACGATACACGACCGTCTTGTCCACCCCCATACGAGCTACGTCCGCTCCATACCGGCCCTTCTCGATTCCGGGCAGGTCAGTGTCGATCCCGCGCTGAATCATCGCAGGCGTGATCAGGTATTCGTCAGAGATGTCGGGGAACTCGGCTAGCACCTTGGCCTGCCAGAGCGGAGATCCCTCACCCCAATCACGCCTGCGATCCTCGACCCACATCGGGGTCACCAGCTGCTCGGCCACTCGCTGTGGAACTTCCTCGCCGGTGAAGTTGGGAGTGTCGAACGCCGAGATCGTGATCACGTTCCAACCGCTGCCAGGCTTGCAGATCTGCGCGAAGTGCGAACCTGGGTCGTCGGGGTTGCCGATGGCGAGCACTCGGGCGTTCTCGTTTGTCATCAGGGTCATGACCGCCGTCCAGAGAGTCTCCGGTACGCCGCAAGCCTCGTCGATCACGATCAGAATGTAGCGCGCGTGGAGACCCTGGAACGCCTGCTCGTTGTAGTCTGCGGGCTTGCGGCCCATGGCGATCAGTTCCTCGTCGTTCCGGCCCTCGCCCATGTACCACTGACACTCAAGGGTGATGCGCCCAGGCAACCTCCCTGTACGCCAGGCTCTCCGAATCTCGCGCCAGAGAATCGCCTGTACCTGTGGCCAGCTGGGGGCAGTGGTCACAAGAAACGCATCACCCAACTTGTGGACATGCAGCCACCAGCAGCCGATCCGGGCCGCGATGAAGCTCTTTCCCGGCCCGTGGCATGCCTTCACCGCTGTGTAGCGGTTCACCGTGACTGAGTTGCAGATCTCCTCCTGCTTCGACCAGATGTGCTCGCCTAGCTCGTCGTGGATCCAGTCGGCTGCGTTGTCGAGGTACGGCGCTGGCTCCGGGTACAAGAAGCGGAGCGCGGCCTCAGCGGTGCCCGGCGGCAGCCCGCTCTCGGAGTCGAATCCCGTCCAGTCGATGTCGCGCTGCTCAGCCGACCGAGACAACTTCGCCCTCGATGATGTCCGGATCCTCGGCAAACGGCTTCAGGTTCTGCGCGTTGCCACCTTGGAGCATGATCAGGTTCTTGCGGACAGAAGCATGGAAGACCTTGCGCTGCGGGGCCGTGAGCTTCATGTCGGCCTCGATCCCCTCGATCATGCGAGCCAGCGCCAGGCCGAAGTTCTCGGCCATCCGAATGGCGCGCTCTGCGAGTCCGAGTTGAATCGCATCCTTCGAGTAGCGCACGAGGCGATCTTGTGCGTCGGCGCGGCTGCGCTGGAAGACGTTCAGCTGCTTGCCGGCAATCGTGTTCTCGATCCAGTCGATCTCGTCGGCCTCCGCAATCTTCATGCTCAGCCACTGGACTTCGCCGGCAGTGATCCGGATACACCAGACAATCGCCTCCAGCGGGTTGATGTCCAGGGGCGCGCCCATGAACTTGACTGCGTCCTGCTTGACGGCGTTGCTCCTGTGCACAGGCGAGTTGCCCCCGTGCCACTTGCATTTGCCGGTGCCGATGTGCGGCGTTCCAAAGCCCGCCTTCTGGAGACAGATTGTGCCCCGGCGGGTCTGCGCCCCGCAGTAGCCCTTGAGCACGACCTGGTCTTTGCCGTCTTTCGGGGTCAGCTTCGGGCGGCCACGACGGGCCATCAGTAAGGTCTCAGCGGTCGCTGGACTTGGATCTTCGGGCCGTCCATCTTCACCCAGCCGTGAACAGGATCCCAGGAGATCACTCGTCCCTCGCCTTGCTGGCCGTAGCCCTCCTGGAGAACCTCCCATTCGGGGTCACGACTCATGCCCTCGACGGGCAGCGGATAGGGCCAGGGGCCGGACACCGGAATGGACATCGCGGCGAGTCTAGCTGATCTTCAGCCTCGCGTAAAGCGGTCGGCTCGGATCCGGCCCGCCGCGGCCCTGTCGGAGCTTGTTCGGCTGTGGCTCGCGCGTACGCGCGCACGCGTGCGCGTTACCCGCGCGTTATAAAGGAGCGGTGCCGCGTGCGGCCCGCCGCGGCCCTCGGGTGCGTCATCTGACTCATGAGAATGTTCGTGCGCAAGATCATATGCGCAAATGCGCTGCGCTCGTGATCGCGCCCGCGGATCCAAGCGTCAGCCTGCTCCAGCATCTCGCGATTCTTCCAGCGGTGAGCTGTTCCGGACTTCTGCCAGACTGGGGTGGTGTAGTGTTTGGTGCGGCGGTAGCTGTCGTACCTGCCCATGCGGTAGCCCTCGAAGCCCCACGCAATGCGCTCGGGCGCGGTCGTACTGCGGCCTGGCTTCTCGCCGGGGAAGAGCACAAAGTCTTCAATCACGAGATCGACCCACTCTTTCTCCAGCTGGGCTCTCGCTACGCAGTCGAGCTTGAAGTCTGTCCAGAGCTTGTAGAGCGCGTGAACCTGCTCGGGCGGCTCGCCGGTGACCGTGGTGCTGCCGGCGCGCAGCCGATCCCTCACTGCGTGAAGAGCCGTGTCTGCGCGTTCATCCACAATCCCCCAGGCCACCCCGGTAGACTCGCCAGGATCCATGACCCAGATCCCTCTCATCTACCACGCCCTGTGAAGACAATGGCCAGAATCGCGAGAATGAATAGCGCCCACAAGAGAGTGGTACCACTCACCCTTGGTGCGGGCGCTCTCTGGTAAGGCTCCAGACGCACTCGGTGGTGCCGTCCGGGGAGTCCACGAGGATGTCGAAGCTGTCGTCTGCGTCGAGCAAGACCACGGTGAACACCGCCCCGTCGTCGGCCTCTTGCATGATCTCGATTCGCACGACGCCGTGCGCCAAGTTCGGGTGTTCTTCTGCGTGCCCTTCCGGGGTGCGCATGTAGCTTCTCGTGTCCATCAGTCAATCGTCCCCATCCCCAGAAGGTCGGCGCGCATCTTGTCCAGAACCTCGCGAATGCGGGCGACCTCCTGCCCGGTGCTGCTCTCTGCGAACTCCTCGCGGCGCTCGCTCTGGTTGCTTGAGGCTGCCACCGAAGACTCGACAATCACTTCGACGCAATCCACGCAGCGGAATGCGGCCTCCAGAAGCAGGGCGGTGTTCAGTTCCATCTCGCTGGCCATGTCCTCGTCGCCAATCAGATTCACGAGACCGCCGAGCAACTGCGCGTTCTGGAGCATGTCCTGCGAGACCTGCGCCATCGTCTGTCCTGCGATGTAGGTCGCCATGAACATGCTTATCTCGTTCCTGTCCATTGGTTGCTCCTTTCTTTTGGGTGCCCCGGCGCGGATTGCGGGTCAGGATGCGCCCCGCGCCGAGGCTACCTTTATTCTACCGGCCCCGCCTGTTGGCGTCTACGGCCGATTAGCGGGCTATTCCTGGCTCTGCTTGTTATTCGTCGTCGGTGATTGACTCCAGATCCGCGACGGCCTTCTGGAACTTGCCGCGGAGCGCGTCCCGATGGTTTGTGCCCTTTGAGCGGATCATGCCTGCGTACTCCAGGATCTCCATCAACTCAAAGCGGCGCTGGACTGGAACAAACCATCCATAGAACGGCTTGCCCTTGCCGGAGTTGAACGCCTCAACCGTCCCACCGTACGTCTCCGCCATGTATTCGCACCAGGCTTTGCCATCTTCGTCCCTGGTTTGAATAGCGACTGGATAGATCGTTGACGTTCCCCGCATGTTGATATTGATGTCCCAGTTCCCTGCGAGGTATGAAAGCTGCTCGGGCGTGAACGTGTCCGCCTGAACACTAATGGTCGGTTTGCGCGGTGCGCGCGGCGCGTTTGTGCGCGGCCTTGCCATGTTTGCTCCCTTCTGGTCTGTTTGTTATGTGCTGAGCACTGTGTGATTGATGACCAGCCAGCGGAGCTTCGCTCCGCTCGGCGGCGCGAGTATATCGTAAAGGGATTGTGAAGTCTAGTTGAATTTTTACCGGTGATTGGTGAATCATGGCACTCTTTAATACGGGCGCTCGCCCGCGAGGGCTGGGTGGCCGAAAATGCAGCCTCGCCTACGCGCGTGTGCGTGCGCGCGTGAACTCCCCTTCGGGGAGTTTTCAAAGCTCCCTATATATTGCGTATGCGCCATCGCGAGGCTTCGCGCCGAGAGTCGGCTGGGTCGCGGGCGGGGGCGGGTATTAAAGGAGTGATTGATTTTTTCCGTTTTCCGTTCGGAAAACCTGTATTGATTTGTGGTTTGATTTTTTTTTCTGGGCGATTTCTGGTGATAGCAGGGGTTTTCCTGGTGATTGCTTGACCAGTCCCGCAGCCGAATGTGGTGTTCGATTGATGGGAGTTTTCCGAAAACATTGATTTTCGTCCCGAGCCACCAGCCCGCATTGGGCGGAGTCCCGGCCCAAAAAAAAAGCGCCGCCCGTTTTCCGGGCGACGCTTCGACTCGCGCGAGCGAAGCTACTTCGCTCCGACCGCGGAGTCCGTCCCGCGGCTCGCGCCGTCTCCGCGCGTCTCCGTCGCGCGGGCCTTCGTCCCGCGGCCGGAATAGTCGCGCGTCCGCTCGACCTTAGCCGAGAGGAGATAGGACTCGACCGCGGCGCGCGAGACGCGGACTCCGAGCGCCGCGGACGCGGACGCGGGGAGCGTATCGAGACGCGCGAGCGTCCCGCCTTCCCGGCGGCGCTTCGCGACCGCGGACGCGATCGCGCGCCGCGTCGGATTCGCGGGGAGCGCGAGCGGGTTCCGCGTCCCGTTTTCCCGGTAGACGACGGGATCCGAGAGACCGCGTACGTAGTCGCGATCCGCGATCCCGTAGCGCTTCGCGATCCCGGCCGCGATCCCGCCCGCCTCGACCGCGCGGAGTCCGCGAGCGTCCGGCTCGACCGCGGCGAACGCGGTTTCGTAGTCGGCGAGCGCGCGAGCGCGAATCGTCTCGGGCTTCGGGGGATTCTTCTTACTCATTCTCTCTCTCCTTCGGTCTCGGCGCCGGAACCGCTCCGGCGCTCCGCCCGTAGCGTATCGCGTCCCGGAGCCGACGGTATCCCCCGAATGGGGGGTTCGAATCTCACCCTTTCGGGTGATCTTTTTCGAGTTGAGTTGGGGTTGGGCGTCGCCCGTTTAGGCGACCAACTCATCTCAACTCAACGCAATGGGGATAAGCTACAACTCAAACCATTGGGCCGAAAGTTAGGTGTGCATACCCAACTCATTTCAAAGGAATAAGCACGTGCATGTGCATGTGATTGTGTTTTCCACAACTCAAACCATCGAGGTAAGAGTTAGGTGTGCACGTCCAACTCAAAACAACAGTCCTGACGTACCGATTTGGTTGTTTTGAGTTGTAAAACTACACCATTCGAGCACGCGACTGGTGCTTTACTACTGTTCAAATCAACACAAAATCGACAGTTCAACTCAACGCAATAAGCTACTGTTTACGCCAATCCACGCTTACGCGAGTAGCCAAAAAATCCATCCCAAATATGCCGGTTTTCTGCCCCCAAAATACATCTTGAAAAAGAACAGCCTGCCAACACACTTTCAACAGGAAAATCACAGGCAAAACATGTGAAATCACCGCAGAAAACGGCCAAGAAATTCAACCTAGAATACCCTAGCGCTCACCGGATGTATCAGGTACGCTTAAGCGACCTCGCGAACGCGAGGTCGGGGGCGTCAAGAAAGCGAGACCGCCGCCCCGGTGTAGCTTGAAAAATGAGGATCGGGCGCGCGGGGAGAGGATCCCCCGCGTGTTTGGTCTAGTCCTGAGCCGACTCAAGCGACAAGAATCAGATGTAGGTCGTTTGTGGAGAAAGCGAGGCCCGCGCAAGAAACAAGCGGGGGCGCTCGCGGAACCGGCGGGATGATCCGGTGATGATAAGGGTATGGCGTTTGGTAGAGGCGAAGAAATGAGAGCCTGGCCAATTCGATATTTACAAGAGTCCCCCAAGGTAGCCGGTAGTCGTCCTGTTAGGCCGTGAGCGTTGAGAACGAATCCGCCGCCATCTGATGGCGCCGGAGGAGATGGTCTCTCGGGGGAACGGAAGGGACGATGGGGAATGACCCCAGAATGACTGCGATCCTTGAGCGAACCTTGAAAATGAGAGAGTACGGATTGAGGAACGGTTGTCGCCCCCTCCATCCGTACGCGCGAACAAACCCGACTGGCCATCGAAGCGGCCGGGAGCGCAGATCAAAAGGTCGTCTCTCATATAATGGTACCCCCTCCTTACGGCGGGGCGCGCGGGCAAAGAGGAAACTCCAAGCCCGCCGTCCCATCGAGGGGAGGCGCCAACCGTCGCGCATCGCGAAGCGCGGCAACACACGCGCAACGCAGCGCGGGCGACTCCCCTCGATAGGGCGGAACAACGCCCCCGCATCGAACAAGCAGCAAGCAGCAAGCAGCAAGTAACCACAAGGAGGGTACCGAATGGATAACAAGACGAGACAGCAACGCGCGAGGAACAAGGCAATGTCCTCAAAGCACGGCGGCGCGGTCAACGGTCTTAGCCAGTTCGAGTCCAGAGGGCTAGGACGCAAGAACAAGCCAGCCGAGACGTTCCAATCGAGCGTTAGGCAATGCGAGCACATCTCGGGAGGCAAGACGATTACATTCCGCAAGACGAGACGCCAAGGCTCTATCAAGCCCGGCCAAGCCAGAACGTATCTGGTAACGATTATCAAAGGCGGCGTACGCTGCCCCAAGACGCAATTCGCGAGCGGCAAGTGTCTAGAGCATCTGCGTAATGAGCAGGAGGTCGCATCCTAGCGGATGCGTCCTCGTACTCATAACGAGTACGGCAAAGGAGGGTACCAAATGACAGCTCAATGGCTATATATCGCCATCGTAGCTCCGCCCGTCTTGTGCTTCTACATCTGGACGGCATCCCACCGGAACGACAAGCGGAGGAACTCGAAATGATCGATGGTGATAAACTCACCAAGGCAATCGAGGAACAGGCCAACGACCCGAAGTCAACACTCTGGAGCGTCTTGACGGAGATCGTCATCTCGTTTGAAGAGGCGGCGACATTCTTCAAGGCTGCGGGCGAGCACAACGCCGAGAACGCCAAGAAAGGATGGGCGGCGCAACTCGTAGCGGACGCCATCGCAGACGCAAGGTCTTTTATCGAGGAGCCAATCCCGGTAAGGGACATCGGGCATTCGGAGTTGTTCATCGATCCGACCGAATGAGCAGGGGATCCCAAGCGTAACGGCTTGGGGTTCCGTACTCAATCGAGTATGGTAGCAAGACCCAAAAGGAGGGTACCAAGAGTGATGACATACGACAAGAAGTACAGATTGGACTTCATCTTCGCCAACGGTGAGGACAACTTCGCAATGGTCGAGGAAGCGTATTGCTTCGCACAGAATGCGCTTCCGATGAAGCCTGGTGCCGACGGGTTGTCCTTCCGCGACATCTGGATGTCGGGCGTAGACGACAAGAACCAAGTCGTCTATACCAACGACGACGTGGTTCGGCCCATGGTGCTCCAGGCGGTATGCGCCGAGTTGCTCGCGGAAGGCATCGACCCCGGCCAAGACGAAGGCAACGTCGTCAACAGAATCGTGGAGTACATCGCCAACGGCGACGACGCAATCGAAGATGGTTACTACGACCTTGCCTACCGCGCAGCAAAGCGCGTCGGGCTGGGCTTGGCGATCATCGGCGGTTGAGCAGGAGGTCGCATTCGCAAGAATGCGTCCTCGTACTCATCCGAGTACGGTCAAAAGGAGGGTACCAGATGTACATGGAGACCGAGGTCAAGCTCGACTCGCTCGACATCCGCAATCTCTTGACGCTTGTCGAGGGAAGGATGGCGGAGTTGAACGAGTTCAAGGCGAAGCACGGCGAAGAGAGCATCCCCGCCCACTTGGCCGACGAGCAGCTGTACAACTACCGCCAGACGCGCAAGCGCTTGAGGGCTGGGTTGGCAGACATCAAGATCAAGGCCGCGACCAACGGCGGGCGCCAGAGCAAGAAGCCCGCAAGCAGGAGATAAGCTACCATGGCTTTTGCACATGGAGGCCATGTCTACGAGTACATCACAGGCGGGCCGTTCGACGATGAGGCGTACGTTTGGGAACTGATAGATCCAGTTCCTGTACAGCATAACGTCGCAGGATACATCGTCCACAACGTCTCACCGGATGACAGCAGCGGCTTCATCCCGTACGACAACGACGGCGAGATCTGGCCGGTCAAGGCAGACAGCAAGCGCGAGGCAACGGAGGCAGAAGTTTGGCCATCAGAGGTCATGGATCACTTTTTCGGCCCAATGCACGAGTAGCAGGAGGTCGAGCCAGGCATCAAGCGCAAGGCTCGGCTTCGTGCCACCCGGCACGGCAAGAACCCCAAGGAGGGTACCAATGGACAAGATCAAGCTCATCCCGCATGAGGTGATCCTGGTCGTAAGCATCCCGGCGTGCAACTTCTGCCATGACGGGACGCCAGGCCCATATGACTTCAAGACGGTCATGGGGCCGTGGGCCAACGGCTGCTACGAACACTACAGGTATCACGCCGCGTTCTCGACTTTGGGCGAGGGCAAGGGACAGCTGTGGGTCACCGCCGACCAGGTGGACGAGCGCGATCTGCCGAGAGAGCACAAGCCCGGCACGATTGGCTCGATGATGTCGTCCAACGCCAGCTTCAAGAAGCGCAAGACGTTGTACGACTGCGACACCTGGGACGAGATGACCGAATTGGTCGGTGACGGCGACGCAGTGGACTTCCTCTAGCATGGAAGGCCACTACGATCACATCAAGGATCCGGCACTCGTCAAGTACCTCAAGGCTGAGGTGTTCTGGAGTGCTGTGAGCGAGGTCGTCGATGAAGCCAAGATCGCGACGATCACGATGAACGACAGCATGTCCGACCCGACGGTGATCTCCATCGAGGACATCTGGGACTCGACGGACTTCGTCAAGCTCGTCTACGCTATCCACAAGATGGGCTTCGACGACGCCATCGAGGCCGTCCAGCACGGCTTGGACAGCTTAAAGGCAAGCGCCAGCACCAGCGAGTGAGCAGTGGCGGTGGTTGCAAACAGCAACACGCAACCACGCGCCCGTGTTCATTAACTGAGCACGGAAACCAAAAGGAGGGTACCAAATGGCAATCTTGAAGAAAGACGTCAAGGTTGGTTCCTACTACGCAATCAGGCACACCAGCAGCCCAGGTGGGAGGCTCATCGTCATCAAGATCGAAGGTGAGAGCATCTACGGCGGTTGGAACGCCACCAACCTCAAGACAGGCCGGTTGATCCGAATCAAGAGCAACATGAAGCTGCGCTACGAGGTCATCCAGAACCCGGACTGGTCAGAAAACACTCCGGGCGTCAAAAAGTGGATGACCGTCGCTGCGTATGCGGAGAAGTTCGGTCATGTCGTCGCCTGAGTACAACGAGGAGCGTGAAGACTACGCAAACCTCGCTGACGAAGCAAGCTGCGAAGATGCTCATCCGTGGAACGACGACGACTGGGATCAACGAGCAGTGAAGAACGCCAAGAAGTACGCCAGGGAGCACAACTTGAACTGGCCACCTGGCCTGGGCGACTTCGACCGCTGGTACGATCTGACGACCAACGGTGAGCTGGAGTCCGACAATGCCTAGGTTCAAGGTTCACGGATTCCTGTACGAGCCGAGCAGT